AAGCCCCGCGCTATACAAGTTTCTACGGACACTTAATCCGTTCTTCATACATCCATTGTTTCTCAAATCTAGAGAAATCCGCTGCCCAACCAGACAACGTCTGCATCAAAGCATAAGGAGCCACGCTCTTGTTATGCCTAGACGCCACTGCAGCCCCCAATACCTCCAGTTTCTTCCAATCATCATAATGACGCAAGTCAACCTTGAGTGCCTCATGTTTTTCCTTCAACCGCTCGCCGTACCTGACATCCCTGGTTACAGCAGCAACTGCACTCTCGTACTTCTTTATAGGACACGCCAACCAATACCACCAGCCATCCACTTTGACCCAATAACGACTACAAAAGTACATATGTTCAACTGAAAAGAACTTTGCACTAAAATTGTACGTAAGAGCCAAACCTTCTACCACCTTACCGGTACCCAGACCCCTGGTCAACTCCAGAAGATAGTCATCTCCGGTCACCGCCATCGACACTATATCCGCTGGCGTCAACTCGGCCGTCCTCACAACGGCTGCCAAAGTGACCAACCCATTGCGCCACAACGTGTCAAACACACCTGACACTCCTTGACCCACGATAGTCATAACAAAGCCGTAAGCTATCGACACAGCTCTCTTTTCTCCGTATATAGCAGTGTACCTGCTCAACAAATCTCCATCAAATCCGTGCCGCCTGTAAAACAACAACACCACGGCGGAAGCCATAAGCTCCAGAGACGAATCGTAGTTATAACTATCCCCCTCGTACCTGTACACGTGCTTGACAGACCGCCTAACCGGCTCCAACGAATTAAACCACCTTTCCATATCCACCGGCGAACCCCTGGCATTGAGCCTAACACCTGGTATCAACAAAGAATCAAACAAATTCTGAAACCTAGTCAGCATCGACGAATACAAGGCATTAGCCGAAGACGACTCGTTGTACAATATCGTCTGAGGCAAAGCCACTTTAGAAGCCGAACCTTCGTCGACCGGCGCCTTAGCCTTAGCCTTGGTCATAATCAACCAAGATTTCATGTCCACATCTGCCACCGAAAAAAACTCATTCAACATTTTTTTTCCTTTCTTCGTATCAACACGACCAACATAAGCCTTAAGATCGTC